AGACGCAATCGACTTGGAGGAAGCCAAGCGGAGAAAGATGGCGGCTGAGGCTGGCCTTGCTGAACTTGAGTTAATGAAAGAGCAAGGGGTTCTGGTTGAGATTGAGAAAGTAGCAAATGATTTTGGCGAACAACTCTCAAACTTCAAAGCCAAGATGATCTCAATACCAAGCAGATGTGCAGCGCAAATTCACACGGCTGACAATGTGCAAGAAATTAAGACAATATTAGAAGACGCAATCACAGAGGCACTCAATGAAATTAGAGGAGTCGGTCAGATCAATCCAGAGGGAGAGTTTGCAGAAAGCGATACAGAGGCAGATTTGGAAGAGACTGAAGCCACCAACGAAACTCACAATATCTGATTGGGCTGATCGTTATCGCAAACTGTCTCCTGAGTCCTCGGCTGAAGCTGGCACTTGGAACACCTCTCGCGCTGAATATCAAAGAGGCGTGATGGACGCTCTGTCTGATCCACTCATTGAAACAGTGGTGATGATGTCCTCTGCTCAAGTGGGCAAGACTGAAATCCTAAACAATGCCATTGGTTTCTTTATCTCTCAAGACCCAAGTCCCATGTTGGTGGTGCAGCCGACTCTGGACATGGCTCAGACTTGGAGCAAGGATCGATTGGCTCCCATGCTGCGAGACACTCCAATTCTTGCTGGCTTGGTCAAAGACCCCAGATCGAGGGACTCTGGCAACACAACACTTCATAAAGTGTTTGCTGGTGGCCATGTGACAGCTTGCGGTGCAAACTCTCCATCGAGCTTGGCATCGAGGCCAGTTAGGGTGGTTTTCTGTGATGAGGTGGATCGCTACCCTGTCTCTGCTGGCACTGAGGGTGATCCAGTTGCATTGGCTAGAAAACGAGCAACAACATTTTGGAACCGAAAAATCTTGCTTGTCTCCACTCCCACCAACAAAGGAGCAAGTCGGATCGAAGCGGCTTATGAGGAAAGCGATCAAAGGCGGTTTCACATCTGTTGTCCAGACTGCCAACATGAGCAAACCCTGAAATGGGGACAAGTGAAGTGGGAGGCTGACAAGCCTCAAACTGCTAAATATGTTTGCGAGGAATGCGGCTCAATGTGGGACGATAACCAAAGAGCCAGAGCAATTAAAAAAGGTCACTGGATTGCAAGCAAGCCAATTGGCAAGATTGCAGGGTTTCACTTGTCTGCCCTTTACTCACCTTGGAACCCCTTAGAGGATGGGGTCAGGGATTTCCTTGAGGCAAAGAAACAGCCAGCCACTCTAAGGGTCTGGATCAATACTTACCTTGGTGAGTCTTGGGAGGAGGATGGTGAGCAAGTTGATGACTACTCTTTATCTAGCAGGGTTGAGGAATGGGACGCTATTCCAGACGATGTTCTTTTGTTGACTGCTGGAGTTGACGTTCAGGATGATCGACTTGAGGCTGAGGTGGTTGGCTGGGGGCTTGATGAGGAATCTTGGTCTATTGCCTATAAAACCTTTTATGGCGATCCTTCTGCCCCTCACATTTGGAAAGACCTCGATGAATTCTTATCTCAGACCTATGAGCATGAGTCAGGCGAGGACATGATAGTCAGGGCAACTTGCGTTGACTCTGGTGGCCACAACACTCAAGCGGTATACAAATATGTCCATCCAAGAGAAGGCAAGCGAATATTTGCCATTAAGGGTGTGGGCGGTGAAGGCAAGCCAATTGTTGGCAAGCCATCAAAGAACAACATCGGCAAGATCAAACTCTTTCCTGTGGGTGTCGATACTGTCAAACTGCTGTTGTTCTCTCGCTTCAAGATTCAAGAGGCTGGCGCGGGTTACTGCCATTTTCCAGTGGGTCGGGAGGATGAATATTTCAAGCAACTGACTGCTGAGAAAATTGCAACCCGATATCACAAAGGGTTTGCGAGGCGTGAATTTGTCAAGACTCGAACACGAAATGAGGCACTCGATGTCAGGGTCTATGCAATGGCTGCTCTCAACCTTTTGAATGTCAATCTGGCATCATTGGCGAAAAGGGCTGACCTTAGAAAATCGGGAATTCAAAAAGTTCAAAGAACTCCTGAACCAGTCAGACAAAGATCACAATCGACATTTGTTAATGGTTGGCGGTAGAATCGTGTATATTTCCCAAACGGGGGGCTAATGGCTAACCTTTTTGACTCAAGCACTGCACCGATAACGGAGCCAGAAAATATTGTGATTGGCAGTTTTCAGCAATGGAAACGCACCGATCTAGGGGATGACTACCCTCCTTCACTTTACACGCTCAAATACACAGCCCGAGTGCAAGGCGGTGGTGACGCTGAAATAAACATCACAGCCACAACCAGTGGCACTGACTTTTTAGCCACCATCACCAGTGCAACGAGCGCGGCTTTCCTCAAAGGCAGTTATGTCTGGCAAGCGGATATCGAGCGAAACTCTGATGCGGCTCGGATTACTGTGGACAAAGGATATTGGGAGATCGTTGCTGATCTGAACCTCACCTCTGCTGATCTGAGGACTCATGCACAAATAATGATCGGCAAGATTGAAAGTGTTTTGTCTGGTCGCGCAGACTCTGACGTTGCAAGCTACTCCATCGCTGGTCGCAGTCTTTCAAGAATGTCATTGAGAGAATTGACAGACGCTCGGGACTATTACAAACGAGAGCGACAAAAGGAAAAGATTGCTGAGAATATTGCCAAGGGCAAACCCACTGGCTCAACCATTCAGGTGAGGTTCGGATAATGGGAATACTAGACATTTTTTCCAAAAAGAAATCTCTCAAAAAGCGCAGTTATGCGGGTGCAAACACTGGCCGATTGTTCAGCGACTTTGTTCAATCGAGCAAATCTGCTGACGAAGAGATCAGGCCAGCCATCAGAATCTTGCGTGATCGCTCCAGAGATTTATCCAGAAACAACGAATATGCCCGAAGATTCATCAACCTTGCCAAGATCAATGTGGTCGGTGAGCGCGGTGTGACTGTCCAGATCAAAGCAAGAAACGACAACGGCTTGATGGACAGCATTGGCAACGATCAGATTGAGAATGCTTTTGCCCAATGGTCAAGGATTGGTGTCTGCACAGTGGATGGCAAATATTCATGGGTCGATGCTCAGAGATTCTTTGTCGAGTCTTTGGTGCGCGATGGTGAGGTTTTGTGTCGCAAGGTTCGCTATCCAAACAAGTTTGACTTTGCTCTTGAGTTTCTTGAGCCAGATTACTTGGATGAGAATTACAACGACAACCTCCCAAATGGAAACCGCATTCGCATGAGTGTGGAGCTTGATCAGTTTGGCAGACCAGTTGCTTATCACTTGCTGACCAGACACCCCTTTGACGCATACAGCCAGACATTCTCTGAGCCAAGGATTAGAGTCCCTGCTGACAAAATCATCCACTGCTTTATTGGCGAGCGAGCGCAGCAAACCCGAGGTGTGCCTTGGATGGCTCCAGTTTTAACCAGCCTCAAAATGCTTAATGGTTACAGGGAGGCTGAACTTGTGGCGGCTCGGGTTGGTGCATCCAAGATGGGATTTTTCACCTCTCCACAGGGTGACGGGTTCACGGCTGATGACAAGGTTGACAACGTGCCAATCATGCAAGCCGATCCCGGAACTTTCCACCAATTGCCAGAGGGCGTGAACTTCCAGCAGTTTGATCCTACTCATCCGACTGGTGCATTTGCTGAGTTTGAGAAAGCTGTTTTGCGCGGTATTGCTTCAGGCTTGGGTGTCAGCTACACATCACTGGCCAACAATTTGGAAGGTGTGTCTTATTCAAGCATTCGGCAAGGGACACTGGAAGACAGAGATCAGTGGAAAATGGTTCAAGACATTTTGATCCAGCACTTTGTTGAGCCAATATTCCGAGAGTTCCTAATGTCGGTGATGGAGAATGGTGTCATAAACATTCCATCAACTCGGTTTGACAAGTTTGCAGACGCTGCCATATTTAGGGCGCGGGGCTTCCAGTGGGTTGATCCACTGAAAGAGATGAATGCGGCTGTCATCGGTATGAAAAACGGCATCCTCTCCATGCAAGATGTGGCAAACCAATATGGACGCGATGTCGAGGAAACCTTCTCGGCCATCAATGCTGAGAAAGAACTGGCTTCAATGTATGGCCTGAAGATGGCCTTTGAGCCATTTGGTGACAAGCTGCCAACTGTTGCAGAAGTGAGCGCAGATGCTTAACTTCTCAAATTTTAAAAGCATGGTTAAAATCACGAAAAATCCGAGAGGAGCTATATGAGCGATGAACAAAGAGCAATGGTTTCTGTGATGGTCACTGTTGACACAGAAACGCATGAAATGGCTGATATGCCTGAAATGGCAGATGAGCCAGTTGAGCCAACTGAAGCTGAGACTCCAGCTAGTACAATTTCCAATAGTGACATTGAGGAAGTATCCAGCATGGACTATGACGAAGAGCGCAAAGCCAACTCTCGCGTGACTCGCAGTGATGCAATGGAAGCCCGAGTTGAGAATCTCGATGATCGAAGAGTCTCAATGTCTATATCGTCTGAGATGCCAGTTGGTCGCTCTTATGGCGATGAGGTCTTAGACCACAACCCTGAATCTATCGACTTGAGTTTCTTGAACTCTGGTCGAGCACCACTCCTCATGGATCACGATCCTGAGCGACAAATTGGTGTTATCGAATCTGTAAGTCTCGATGGCTCGGCTCGCAAGTTGCGAGCGACAGTGCGTTTCGGTAAGAGCGCATTGGCTTCAGAGGTTTATGGAGATGTCGCGGATTTGATTCGCGGTAATGTTTCCATTGGTTACTCAATTGCCAAGATGGTGAAAGAGAACGATGGCAGAACTTATCGTGCAACAAATTGGCGGCCTGTTGAAGTCTCAATCGTTTCAATTCCAGCCGATGTGTCAGTCGGTGTGGGTCGAAGTGCTGAGATCGAGGCAACCTCTGAAGCTGTGGCCATGCCACAAATTACCGAAACCTCAGTGGAAGCGCAAACACAAGTCGCTGAAACTGAACTCCCAAAGGAAAGAAAAATGGAAAACTCTGTAACTGTTGCGACTGAAAGTCGCGCTTATGACGCTCCTATTCAAGCTGAAGTTGGCTTGACAACAAAAGAAGTTCGTCAGTATTCATTTGTTCGTGCAATCAATGCGATGGCTAACCCCCAAGACAAACGTGCATGGGCTAATGCTGCTTTCGAGCGTGAAGTCTCTGAGGCTGCTCAAAAGACTTATGGTCGCTCTGCTCAAGGCTTTTTCGTACCAAACGAAATCACCTATGCAAAGCGTGACTTGACTGTCGGCACAAACTCTGCTGGTGGCTTCACTGTGGCAACCGATCTCTTGGCCGCATCTTTCATCGAGATGCTCCGCAATCGATCAGTTGTTCAACGTGCTGGTGCAACAGTCTTGAATGGTCTGGTTGGCAATGTGGCAATCCCTAAGCAATCAGGTGCAGCCACTGCATATTGGGTTGCTGAGTCTGGCGCGCCTACTGAGAGCCAACAAACTCTCGCTCAAGTCACTATGTCTCCAAAGACTGTCGGTGCTTACACTGACTTTTCACGCAAGTTGATGATCCAGTCCTCGATTGATATCGAGAGCATGGTTCGCAGAGACTTGGCCACTGTGATTGCGCTGGCCATTGACACTGCGGCTTTGTATGGCACTGGTGCAAACAACCAGCCAACAGGCATCAAGTTGCAATCTGGCATCAACACCAAAGACTTTGCAGCCACAAACCCAACTTTTGCTGAGTTGGTGGCGATGGAGTCTGAGTTGGCCATTGACAATGCTGACATCGGCACGATGACTTATTTGTTTAACCCTGCACAACGTGGTGCATTGAAGACAACTGAGAAGTCATCTACATCTGCTGGTCAGTTTGTTTGGGAATCTGGCAACACAGTGAACGGCTATCGCACAGAAACCTCAGCACAAGTGACTGCTGGTGATGTGTTCTTTGGCAACTTTGCTGATCTGTTGATTGGTTTCTTTAGCGGTCTTGACTTGATGGTCGATCCTTACAGCAACTCAACAAGCGGCACGATGCGCGTGGTTGCCTTGCAAGACACTGACATTGCAGTTCGCAATGCAGTTTCCTTCTGCTATGGCGATGCAGACATTGCCTAATGTCTAAATGCTCCGAGGGGGAAACCTCTCGGGGCTTTTAATATGAAACTTGAATTCATAAGAAACACAATGACAAGCAATGGAAATGCCCGTATTGGGCAAGTCTTAGATTTGCCAGATCAAGAGGCTAATGATTTGGTGAAGAATGGTCGCTGTGTTCCTTATGTATATCAAGAATTAGTGGATCGATCAATCGGTCTGTCTGAGGAGACAAAGCCTGTCAAACGTGGAAGGCCAAAAAAGAATGTTTGAGTCTGCTGCTGATCGCTTGATGTACTTGAAAGACTTTGGAATTGATGTGAAATACACAATTCAAAATGGAGTCCCAAAGACCATCCGAGGAATCTTTGACAACCAGTTCATTGAAGTTGAGGCTGGTGGTGATGTTGGCTTTGCTATTCAGCAACCCAGACTCATGGTTAGAACATCCGATGTGGCCTCATGCACCGAGGGTGACGCTTTCCTGATTGATCGAGTTAGTTACAAGTCCAGAATTGTTCAGGACGATGGGACTGGCATGACGATGATTGTGTTGGAAAAGCAATGAGCCATGTAAGACAACAAATCAGAGATGCGGTGGTCACTGCCTTGACGGGTCTGACAACGACAAGCACTCGCGTTTATAAGTCTCGGGTCTATCCCTTTGAGTCTGGAAAACTGCCAGCTCTCATTGTTTACACAAAGTCAGAGACATCGACAAATGAAACCATGACCAGACCTCGCACTCAGTTGAGAGTGCTTGAGGTGATGGTTGAGTGTTATGTCATGGCTAACACTAATTTTGACAATACGATTGACACCATTGCTGTGGAGGTAGAGGAAGCCCTTTATCAAAACATCACGCTGGGTGGCAAAGCAAAGGACATCAACACAGTCGCTTTTGAATCTGATTACTCAGGTGATGGAGAACAGGTGGTGGGTGTTGGACGTTTCACTGTTGAGGTAACTTACTCAACAAAAGAAAATGATCTTGAAGTTGCTGTTTAAAGCAGCAAAATTTTTTAACTTGAAAGGGGCTTAATTATGGCTACTCATACTGGTTCAGAAGGCACACTCAAAGTGGGTGCAAACACCATTGGCGAGATTCGCAGTTTCTCGATATCCGAGTCTGCTGACACTCTTGAAGATACAGCAATGGGCGATGTTGCTCGGACTTACAAATCATCACTGACAACCTTCACTGGTTCAGTTGATGTTTTCTGGGACGAGGCTGACAGTGGTCAAATGGCCATGACTGTCGGTGCAAGCATTACCTTCTCGGCTTATCCCGAGGGTGCAACTGCTGGTGATAAATATTACACAGGCTCTGCCATTGTAACTGGACTGACAATCAATTCATCTTTTGATGGCATGGTTGAGGCTTCCATCACATTGCAAGGCACTGGTGCATTGACTCTCAGCACAGCAGCTTGATGAGCGCGATTGATCGGGCAAAAGCCCACTTCAAGTCACTCCAGATCAAGGCCATTGAAGTGCCTGAATGGGGTGATGAGAATGGCCCTCTGATCGTTTACGTTGAGCCTTTCACACTGAAAGACAAAGCAAGACTTCAGGCGGTGACTCGATTGGGCAATTCTGAGGCTGACACTCTGGTTGAGTTGTTGGTGATGAAGTGCCTTGACAAAGAAGGTGGAAAGATTTTTACCATCGAAGACAAACCAGTTTTGCGAAACATGGTGGATGCTTCAATTTTGGAAAGAGTTTCAACAGAAATCATGCGAGTTGATTTCAAGGAACTCGAAAAAAACTAAGGGAGACTCCTGAACGGCAGTTCATTTTTTATCTTGCTGAGAAGCTGCACAAAACAGTTAGCGAGATTGAGGAAATGTCAGTTGAGGAGTTCCTAGAATGGCAAGTGTGGATTAAGTTTCAGTCGGAGAGAAGCAATGGCAAGTAAAGACGTAAGCATTGACATTGTTGCTCAAGACAAGACTGGCGCGGCATTCAGATCAGTCAAGGGTGGTCTGAGTGATATGTCCTCCAGTGTGGGCATGGTCACGGGCAAGATCGCTGGCCTGACTGCTGTCTTGGCGGCTATTGGAAGCGCGGCTCAGGTCAAGGGCTTGATCGACTCTGCTGACAACATGAACAAGTTGTCTCAGAAGACAGGCATTGCTGTCAGCGAATTATCCTCACTCTCAAACACGGCTGATCTGGCTGGTGTCTCAAACGATCAACTTGCATCGGCTCTTGTTAAGCTTAATAAAAATATTGCAGAAGCGGCATCGGGAAGCAAAGAACAATCTGACGCATTCAGAAATCTTGGTGTTAGTGTCAAAGATGCCAATGGAAATATAAGGCCAACTGCTGACATCCTTGGCGATGTGGCGGGAGCATTCAGTGGTGCAGCCGATGGAGCGACAAAGACCCAATATGCAATGGCTTTGTTTGGCAAGAGTGGTGCTGACCTAATTCCTTTCCTAAATACGGGCAAACAAGGAATCAAAGAATTTGGTGCAAGTTTTGGTGATGATTTTGCAAAGAATGCTGAGGCTTTCAATGACAACATCACAAAAATCAATCAGCAATTAAAACTTCTTTTAGTTGATGCAATCAATCCACTGCTTCCCGCGCTTTCTAAGATGATTGTTGAGTTTCAAGAAGGCACGAAGTATTCAAGTGGTTTTCTTGATGCGATTAGAAATTTTGGAACAATAAACCCTTTTAAAACTACTGAAGAAAATCTAAAAACTGTCAGAGAAGAAATTGACTCCAACAATGCGGCCATCGAGCGTTATAAAAATGCCAATTCGGACACTCGCGCACTTGATGATTACAACCAACATTTGCAGAATCGCTTAAATTATTTAAAGGCAATTCAAAGAAATGAAATGTTTGCCACTCCAAGGCAAGGAGAAGCAAGTGGAATGGATAGGAGATTGCTTGGAAGCGATACCCGTCCAGCAAAGTCACTGCCAGCTTTGGGAGGAGACAAACCCAAGAAAGAAAAGGAAGAGGTTGATAAGCAACTTCAGCAAATTCAAAATTCTTACTTGGCTGTTACAGATCAGATCATTAAATTAACAGATGGCGAGGACGCACTAAAAGTTGCCCAGTTTGCTCGAAGTGGTGCAACTGAAGAACAAATAAAGGCGTATGAGTTTTATTTGAATTTAATTAGAAACCTTACTGAGGCTGACAAAGAAAAACTTGACAATGATATTAAGCAGCAGAAATATGATGAGCAAATAACCAAGGATGCTAAAGATCAAGCAGATGCAGTCAAGAAAATCTTTGAGGACACTCGCACACCTCTTGAAAACTATACTCAAAGAATTCAAAATCTTCAAAAAATTCTTGGCGATGGTTTAATTGATCCAGACACTTTCAGTCGCGCAGTAGGCTTGGCAAGTGATGAACTCACAAAGTTCACTGACAAAGGCAAGTCTGATATTGACATTCTGACAGATGCAATCAATGGCTTTGGAAACGAGTTCACCAGCACTTTGACCACAGCTTTCATGGGTGGCAAGGTTAGCTTCAAAGACATGGTGGACTCTATCCAGCGTGATATTTTGAGAATGTTAATTAAGAAAAACATCAGTGATCCGAGTGTGAGTTTTTTGCAAGATTTATTTAAAGGCTTTGGAGCCAGAGCTTTAGGTGGCCCTGTTTCATCCAACACCCCTTACATGGTTGGTGAGCGCGGCCCTGAGTTGTTCGTTCCAAATGGTGCTGGCAGTATCGTGCCAAACAACAAACTCGGTGGCGGTGGCGTGACTGTCGTTCAGAACATTTCAATTGACTCACGCTCAGATCGAGCCTCGATCATGGCTGCAATGAATCAGGCCAAAGAACAAGCCAAAGCTGAAATTTACAGATCAATGAAATCTGGTGGAGCGTTTGCATGACAACCTTTGCTTGGCCTAGTGTCAAAACCCCTCAATCTGCTCTTTGGGAGTTGAGGTCAAACACACAGATTTTCACCTCACCTTTGAGTGGCCAGTCTCAAACAGTCGAGTTAGCGGGTGCGAAATGGTATTGCTCAGTCGCTTGGAACAATCTCTCAAGGGCTGAAGTTGCTCCCATTCAGGCTCTTTTTTACAAAATGAGGGGCATGGCAAACACAGTCTATTTGCCTCGATTTGGTGAGACTGCCCCAATTGGCACTGTCACTGGCTCGATCACTGTGACCTCCTCCACTGGCTCGACTGCGACTCTTTCCTCATCAAGCCTTTCAATTGGCGACTTCATCCAGTTTGCCAATTACGAAGTCAAGATGATTGTCGGCAAGGCCAGCAATGTATACACCATTGAGCCACCTTTCAGAACTCAACCAACTGCATCAAATTCTGTGACGTACAACAGCCCTTCAGCGATCATGCGACTTGATGGAAGCTCTGTCTCTATAAACAAGACCCT